TCTGCTCTTAATTTAGCTAAATCTTCGTTTTGTTCAAGCTTTTCTTCTTGATTTTCTTGATTCATCATTGCTTTCATCTTATCAAGATTTAATCTTTGATCATCATTTTCTTTTCTTCGAGCGTTTTCTTGTGCTCTAATGTCTAATTCTCTTGCTCTTAGTCTAGCAATCGGATCATTTGAGAAATCACCAAGTAATTTTTTCTCTTCGCTTAAAAATTCTTCCATTGCTTCAGCAATTAATTGTGCTTTTCTCGCTTCTATTTTTTGAGAAATCATTTGTGCTTGCATTTGCATTTGTTGAGCCATTTGTGGATTAGCTTGCATTTGTTGTTGCATCATTGCAAGTTGTTGCATTTCATCTCTGTATTCTAACTCAACCTGTTCTTGAGTCATAATTGAAATATGTTCAAAAATATTTTTTTCTAATGCAGCCATTACGATTGGAGCATTTCTTGCCATGTTTGTTGCCATGAAAGATAAATGTGCTTGAATGTGTGATCTATGATCTTGTCCAGGAAATGCTTGGAACGGTTTCCCTGCGAGAGCATCAATATGTTCTAACGCAGGGTCCTTTGGTTGTGGGGGTAAAGGTTTATTTAAAATTGTATCTACATCTTTTATGCCAATTGCTTCATACATATTTCTGTAAACTTGATACATGTTATGCATTTGTGGATTTGACATTGCCAGTTGCATCTCCGTTTGTGCGAGAGAAATTCGCTGTGTCTGAGAGAATATATTGGGATCTGCAACCGGCAGGATATCTACTCGATCATCAAAATCAGATTGTTTAATCATTCTTTGACCACCAACTACATCGTATGGATACTCTGCAGGTAGATAAAGTTTAAAAACTCTTGTTAATAGTTTGAATTCGTTTTTAAGTGCTGCATAAATTCTTTTATGAATTGCAGACATGGTTCTTGAACCTCTTTCTAGAAGCGCGACTGTCGTTCCCACCGCAGCTTGCTGATTCCCGTCACCCACTTGTAGGTCCGCTATAGATGCAAAGCGCTGACCTGACTGTACAACGACACCCAATAAGTTTAGAAGTGTTTGAGAAGGCTCTTTAAATGGTAAAGTCATAAATGCGTCTCTAATATTTCCACCAGGTGCATCGACATCTCTAAATTCTCCTGGTTGAATAGACTGAGCATCATCTCGTATTCTAATTCCTCGTTGCTTGAATCCTGCAGGTAAGTTTGAAAGTGTTCCTGCATCAAGTAATTGTCGTAAAGCAGATGTAGCAGTTCTTGATAAACCACCAATCATGTGAATCAAACCAAAACCATAAAAACCAAGTCCTGGTAAAAATTTAAAATGTACGAAGTAAGAAATTTTTTGTTTTCTTGCATCTGTTGGATCATAATTTCTTCTGATAGATAAAACTTCTCTAGAGTTTTCTTCGATTGTTACAATGTAAGGTAATTTAATTCCAGTGGGCTCACCATTCACACCCACATCCTCAAAACCAGGTAAATCTAAATTTACATGACATTCAAGTAGTGTGAAAACATCTTCGTCTTTTCCAGTTTTACTTGTTCCTTCTATTTCTAATTCTTTTTTTTCTGAATCTGTTAAATTGTTTTGACCAGGTCTAATATCTACATCTTTGTAAAAACCTGCAACTTGTTGTTTTCTTAATTCATTTTCTGAAATTTTAATTCTGTGAATAATTGATTCTGCATCTTCTAATGATGTAGCTACATACGGTACAACTAAATCTTCTGCAGGGACAAATTTAGAAACTGCTCTTCCCAATACTTCATCGTAATAAACTTTTTTAAACGAAGATCCTGCAAGAGGTAAATAAAATAACATTTGATCAAAGTCCGATTCATACTCTGGCATTTGATTCATTAACTGATAGTTCATAAAATCTTTTACACGATTTGATTGTTGAGTTTTTTCTGGTGTTTGTATTCCAACTACTTGTGTTCGAACGGGTCCATTTGCAGGTAATAATTCTTTATAAGCTAAAGCTTGAAACTGAGTAACCGCTTCTGCTAATACAGGGTGAGTTGCACCAGATGCTCCTTGAAAGGGTTCAGTTCTATTTTCATATTTGAATCCCAAAAGATCTAATCCTTGCGTGTAAGTTTTTTCCCAATCTTTTCTCGATGTTTTGTAATCTTGATAATTTTGAAATAGTTGAGAACCAATAAAATTTAATTCTTGATCTTCAACAAAATCTGCTAAGTTAGCATTAAAATCGGTTGATTGAGCTTGTGTCATTGCACTCGGGTCAAAATTTATTTCAGCACCACCGTCTTCCAACTCTGTAATTTCAGAATCACCTGCTTGTTCAAGCAGTTGTTCTTCCATCTCGACCGCTAAATCTTCTGTGGTCTCTTCAGGTTGTTCGCTTATGTTTGGTAGCGCTTTGTCTATTTCTGCCATTTATTTTCTCCAGTTTTACTGTCTTAACAGTATTATAGTTAATATTCAAGCCTTGGGGTGTAGGTCCCGATTTAGGTGGCACAGTTGTTGTTAATTTTTTAATAGTCGTCATCTGGTGGTGTATCATCAAAAGGACCATACCTGCTTTCAATATCGTCTCCAGGATTGGTTTCAATATAGTCTTTTTTCTTTAGTTGCTCAGCTTGAGCTTTTTTATTTGTTTTGCCGGTAGCAAACTCTTCTACTTTGTGATAGTCACTAGCTGAACCACTTAAATCAGTGTCTATAGCTTCTAGCTCTATATCAAAATCATCAGGTCCATTCATTCTTCCAACCGCTCTATCTTCTGTTACAAAAAACTCTCCCTCAGATAACATTGGAGTTCCATCATCATTAATTCCTTCAACTCGATCCGGTCTCAGATATAATGAAAACTCACCATTATTTGCTCCTACACCTGGTACATCAATATCAACTCTAATTTCACCTGTATCTGGGTTTTCAAATAAATAATACTTATCGGTTAAAGCTCCTTCCGCTCCTTCAGAAGGCATTTCTAATTTTGTAACTTTTTCTCTTCCTGTTACGGTTTTTACGTTTGCATTTGGAACATCAACACCTTCTTTTAAAATTTTTTCTACAAGAGGTGCAAACCAATCTGGCGTACCTTCGGGTGCATTTCTTAAAACTTGTTTTGCTGCAGGTGTTGTAAGTTTCATAATTCCAGTTTTAGCTGCTGCAGCTAGTGCAGTCAGTGCACCAACCATTTTTAAAAATCCTCTTCGTGTTAATCCACCTCCAGCAAATCCTGGACGACTAAATAAATCTAAATCTTTGTTATATTGTTTACTTACAAAGTCTTCAATAAAAGCATCAAACTCTGCATTCTCTCCTAATGTTTTATCTGTTGCTTTATAAATATTTGGAATAACATTTTTCTTATATTCATCTAATGTTGGTTTCCAATCATACGTTGATCCAATTTCATTTATTTGACCTTCAAATCTTTTATCTCTTGCTTCTAATACTTTTTGTTCATCAACGGGACCTTCTATCGGATCCATCTGACTCATTGCTATTGCTCGATCATAAACTTTATCGTTACGTTCTTTTGCTAATCCGGTACGATCCGTTTTAAACGCTTCATACTCTGGACTACCTGGAGTTAAGATTGCTTTATATTGTGGAATTTTGTCTTGAATCTTTTTTTCATAATCATTAAATTTTTTTGCTGCTGCTTCATAACTATCTGCAGAAGCTAAATCGTCTTTAAAAGTCATAACATTATTTTTAAGACTATTGTATTTATCTAAAGCTCGTTTTGCTTCGATGTATTTTGCAGCTTCAGGGTTTGCTTCAGCAATTGCATTTGCTCTATCTTCTTCACCGGATGTTTTAAAATCAGAGGTAACAAGTCTTAAAACTAAACCACTATCTTTAACCGCTTCACGATAAGGTTTACCATTAAAAGCCATATCGTATCCAATTAATAATCCTTCTGCAGCAAGTTCAATTGGAAGTTCTAAAAATCTTAATACCTTTCCACCTGCTTTACCGAACTGTTTTAAATTTGCTTTAACTTTTTGTAATCCAGTTTTATCACCTTGAGTTGCTTGTTTTAAAATTTCTAATCCACGATTAAAACAATCTGAACCTGTACTGTAATTAACTCTTCCACCATCTGCATAATTTACTCGACATCCTGGTGCAAGAGTTGAGATTATATTTGTAAGATCTTTAGAACTTGTTTCCTTAAGTCCTTCAACAAGATTTGTTTTAAAATTTTTAATTTGTTCAGAGCTTGCATTTTTAAAAACTAATTCTTTTCCCTCTAATCCTCCAATTGTTTTGACAGGATTAAGTGCTTTCTTTTTTCTGGGTTGGGTTAAATCTACGGTATCGTATTCATAATAACCGAGTAATCCACGGTATTGACTAGGTAATTCTTTTCCTGCTTTATTAATAATATTTTTATTAGAAAAATTTATTTTTTCAATTTCTTTTCTTCTTGCTGGTGAATCAGGCATTGTGCTTAATTCTTTAATTCGATCTGCGTTTTTATTTAATTCAACATTGTACTTAGAAAGTTCTGCATTCATTTTTCTATCAATTGCAGCTACTCCTTTGTCTGTAATTAATTCTTTTCCTGCTAAAGGCATAACATGATGAAATTCTTTTCCTGTTTCTTTAGGAAGATTTATTCTGGCACCTTGTAAATCTTTAATTGCTTCACTTCTTTTTACATTTATTCTAGCTGCTTTCTTTTTCGGACCTACATAGTAATCCTCAGCTTTAATATGAGTTAAATCATATTTATTTTTAACAAATTTTTGTAATCGTTCAAATGCACTTGGAGTAATACCAAAGTCTTCCATAATTTTTTTATCAAACTTTTTTGCTGCCGGTGAACCTTTTGGATATCCATATTTTTGTTGAATTGCTTTTTCAAAAGCTTCTTGTTGTGTATTGTCTTTGTATTTAACATCTACAAGTTTTCCTGGGTTACCTTCAAACACAGGTGTAGGTTTATCAACTTTTCTACCTTTAAAATATTTAGATGCTGCTTCACTTGCTTTCTTAGCTTTTGCTCGATTTGCCTCTTTAAATTTTTCAGTGACGGTCATCGCACGACCTGCATTTTTAAAACCCTCTCGCTGCTCGATGCTCGCTTCTTGTGGCTGGGAGCTAGGGTCTTGGTAAACAACAAAGTCACGCGTTAAATATTTTTTAGGACGCATGGCTTTTTTATATTTTCCAAGTTCCATATTAGAATCCTAGTAAGTAATTTAGGCCGCCTTCAGCATTATCTTTACGTGGAGTTTTTTTAACAGAGGGTGTTAAAGATTCTTCGCCTGGAATGTAATCCACATCCATAACTTTGTCTCCTGTGATTATATTTCTACCTGATTTCAAATCAATAGGACCTTTCATTGCTTTACGCTGTCTGTCGATTCTTTCAAAATTTGCGTCTTGTATATACCCCCAAGACTTCCACCATAAATCCATTTGTGCATCTTTAGGTAAATCATAAAACTCTGTTTTATATAAATCTTCTGCTATATACTCAGATAGGACTTGTGCATTATATTTATCATCACCAGGCTCAAAGTCGTTTCCTTCAAGAGCGTCGTTATAAGATCTTTTAATTTCTTTATCAGAAATATTTTTTACATCATCACCTATCGTACTACCTAGCTTTCCAGCTTTGTATTGACCATACATATATTTTTTATAATCGTCTTGTTCTTTCAACATAGCTTCAAGTTGTTCAACGGTTTCATTGCCTTTGACAACATCATATTCATCATTGTCTAATAGTTCTCTGTAGTATTCATAATCAGGAGTTCCGTCTTCCATAACTTCGCCTTTAATTTTTGCTGTAAATGTTTCTGTAACGTAAGGATTACCTTCTTTATCAAGTTTAATCACACCTCTTCCTGCTGTACGTTTAACTTGTGCAATTTCACCTGATAAAAGTTTAT